GCCCTCGTTGTTACTCTGCTTTTCGGTGCGCATATAGAGAAAGACAACGGCGAAAACCATTAAGTAAGTCAGCGCTTTGCTTGGGTCTTTGCTGAATTGGTCAAAGCTTACGGGGAGTTTCATTTATCTAAATCGTATTAAGTTACCTGCCTTGCCCTCTGTATTTCTTCTGCGGTGGGTTGTTTTTTGAATGCACCCCTTTTCTGCTCACTTTTTTTCGTGGGCGGTATTTGGAAACCGATATGCTTTTAACTTTGGCCATTGAATGGGTCGGGTGATGGTGGTGGTACAAACTCGCCTTGTGGGCAGTTCAGAACCCAAGCGTATTCGGACGCATCAACAAGCGGCTTTTGCTGCTCGGTTACGAAATTGAACCAAACGCCATTAATGTCTTGAACGCAGTTGAAATACTCATAAGGGGCAAATTCCTTGCCTTGTATTGCGTCTTTTTCGGTTTCGGTTAAGATATATCCAGTCATTATACTTGTCGTGAAAGGGTTGCTTGAAACGCTTGTACTGCGGTGTAGAAATCAGATGCTTCGGTGTCTGTTAGGCCGTCACCAATTGAGGAAAATGCACACTCGTGTGGCATAAATAAAAACGCAGAACCATTATTATGTGCGCCAATATAAATTGGATTTGTTGAATATGTATGTGAATAATTTGTAGTATTTGTATTAACCAAAGAACCAGCAAAATATAGTTTTCTGCTATTAGTGCTTGTTTGTGAGCCAATATGCATACCCAAAGTGTTAGTATTATTAATAAATGCCTTATTATTGCCATAACCACCTGCAACATAAACCTTTTGACTAACTGCCGCATAATATACAGACATCCAAATTTCGTTTGTTGAATTTCTAAATGAACCTATATTGATACCACTTACTGATGAATTTTGTGTTCGTGAATAAAAAGATAAATGATTATTATTTGACGATAAATTACCACTTGGCGTTAAATTGGTATCCATATACCCACTCGTTCCGTTAGGTGTTACCCCCGAACTCGCAAAAGTCCAACCTCCATTAAATGTCCCCGTAAAACTTGAAGATTTCAGGTTCTGCGCACAAGCGGCCGCACTTGCTCCAACCATCGGATAAATGGCTTTCATCTTTGACCAAATGCCGTCTGCCTTCATCTGAACGACAAGGCTATTGACTGCCGTTTGCTCGGTGGCCGACAATGTTCCCCCTGCCGTTGTAACTCGGTCAAAGAATGCTTGAGCATCGGGGTCTACCCCGCTAATAGAACTCGCAATAAAACCGTGAGTCGCTAAAATCATTACGCAATATCTCCAAACAAATACCACTCATCGCTGCCTATCTTAATAAGAGAAGCACCGCTATATTGACCGCTTAAATTTAATTTACCCCCACTACTGCGAACAGTAACACCAGAACCAGCGACAACCGTTGTCTGACCTGCTCCGTATTGTGCCAAAAGTATCTGAGTACCTGTTGAAAATGCCACGCTTGAATTTGGTGGAACGGTCAAGTTATTGGCACTTGCTACATTCATTTCAACCAATTTGTCAGCGTCGCTCAAAACAAGCGTATAAGAGGCCGTTTGTCTATTTGCAGTAATAAGTTTAGCGGTCTTTGTATCAATCTGCGTCTGAATGGCAGAGGTGACCCCACTAACATAGCCTAACTCGGTAGAGGTAACAGAGGAAACCGCAACTTTACCAGAACCATCAGAAACCAAAGCCTTTGAAGCCGTTAGGTCGCTGCTCGTTATTGTGGTGGCTGCTCCCGTTATTGTGGCTTGTTTAGCGTTGATTTGCGTCTGAGCGTCAGAAGTCAAACCGCCTATGTATTGAAACTCCGCATTTGATACCGTGCCGTCTGCAATCTTGGCCGCATCTATTCCCGTTGGCAAATCTCCAGCAGCAAGGTCAGCACCAGCAGTTACCAAGCCTTTTGAGTCATAGGTTATTTTTGTTTTGGTTGCGCCAGTAATAGAAGCGTTCTCGTCTACTTTCCCGTCCAAAGCCGTCTGCAAGTCCGTTTGGCTTGACAAAGTGCCAGTGATGCCACCCCAAGTTGCTGAGGCTGTAATGCTAATATCCCCAGAGCCTAGCAAGCTCGTAGAGTTAACCGTTTTAATATTCGTACCGCTTACCAAAGTCTCCTGCACGCTTACAGCGCCAGTTGATCCGTTAACGCTCTGAACAGGCGCAGCGGCTGAAGCTCTAGCATTTGTAAAATAGAGGTTGGTAGCGCCTTCTGTTAGTTCGTCTGTATCGGTAGGCACGCCCGCAGCCGTTACTATTTGCGCAACGGTTACCTTTTTCGTACTATTCGCTGAGGTGTCTACAATAGGCAAAACATCGTTTGCGTTGTCTATCGTAGTTATAGCGGTTAATTGAGATATTTTGCTATCGGCCATACTCCAAAAATAAAAGCAGGCGAGGCAAACACTAGCAACAATTTAGCCGCTTTTCTTATTTGTCTGAGGCTACTATATACCACTGCGTGCCGTCGCTTTGTACCCAGTAAGTCTCAAAGCGCGCATTCCAACTCTTTAGCTGAGCGTCGTTAATCTGGTAGCCCGCCCCTGCGTCAAGCGTCAAGCTGTTGGCTGAGGCTGACTTGATAAAGCCAAAACGCAAGCCAGGGGTAACGCTAGGCGGAGCAGGTAAGTCTATTGTAATACTGCCGCCGCTAGTGTCGCAAATAAAGATCTCGTATTCAGTCGGGAAGCTTGTAATGTCGCTCGTTACGTTAAGCGAAGCGCCTAGCCTGCGCATTTGCCAAGAGAAGTCTACGGCAGTAGCGTCGTATTTTAGAGCTAGGGTATAGGTGCCATCTACTCCAGGGTCAGAGGTTGGCGCACCTTCGCTAATTTGTACGAAGTCCTCGGCAAGTTGATAAGGCAAAGAGCCAGTAATTTGTTCAACGGTTCCAAGGCGTGTTTTTAATGCGTCTACTTGATTTTGAAAATAAACCCGCTCGCTGGGGCGTTTGTTATTTTCTTCGCCCGTCTGTATTACGTCGTTATAATCTACCTCAATTTTAAGCCATTCCCCCTCCCAAGTTTCAAGCTGGGCGGAGTAAGTGCAGCCATTTAATAGCCATGCCCCTCCGTCAAAGTACAAAGACTTTACAGCAGTTAGCCCTCCGTTATCGTGCCATGTTCCGCGTATAGCGTCCTTAAATTTGCCGTAAATAGCTATTGCTTGATCTGCTTTTGACTGTTGAAAGCTTGCCGTGTAACCTGCCTGCCATCCGTTCGCCCAACTTGTCGGTATTACGGCAGAGGCGTAAGAAGCCCCCGCTAGAATAGTTCCGCCTTCGTACTTGGTCAAACCATCGTAAAATACCTCGTTAACTTCTTTTAACTTGCTGTTTTCGCCTATGTTGTTAGTAGCTTGTAAAGTAACGTCTTGGCTGAACTCGTCAATAGTTCCAGGCGTGTAGGTATTGTAAGCATAAGCCGAGGCAATAGCCCCCGTAAAATTGAGGTTGTTAAGCTGGTAAGTTTGCCACCAGCCGCCGCTTAGAGGATCGCGCACCCATACGGGCGTAATAGCGTCTACTCGCACGTCTACTACTATCTGCGTAATATTAGCCGCAGGGCCTGAGGCAATAGGCCCAACAAAGTCGAGCGTTAAGCTAATAGGGAGGCTAGAGCTTGGCTGGAGTTGGTCTTTATAGGAGACTATCTGGTAACTAGGTACGTTCGCTTGGCTGTTCCAAGTTAACCCGCTGTAATAATAGTAAAGGCTCGTTGGGCTTCCGTCTACGCCGTAAACTTTATAGCGCAACTGGTGGTAACTTCTAGCAGGGCCTAGCTCGCTTTCTAGGTTAATCTGCACGCGGAAGTTATGCCCTTGTGGTGGACGGTCAAAATAGAGCTCTAGGTTTGACGCGCTTGCTGTACTGCGCTTAATATATGCCCCGTTTGCTTTAATAAAGTTATTTTCTGCAACCCTAAAAGGCGGCTGGTAATAAAGCTGCGGTTTTGCAGCCCATTGCGGGCGAGCTGGCAAAGTGCCTAAGCTAACGGCGTGCGTTAGCGTGCTGGTCCCGTTATAGTTTCCGCTCTTGTCGTATTTGTGAAAGGTCAGCGTAGAGCTTAAGTAGGTTGGGGTCTGAGTAATGTAATAGCCGCCGTTGTCAAAGTGTATTCTAGCTCCGAAGCCGTTTAATATTATTTCAATAGCTTGTTTCGCGTTTACATAGCTTAGCTCAATGCCTCCGAATACGTTTAAATTGTCTACAAAGGCGAGGCGGTTAAAGAAGAACGTGTTAAGCTTTTGGTCGCTTACGCTCTGAGTTGCGCTCTCGTATTGCTCTAGGCCGTCGAATATATAGTCAGTAGTCGCCCCGAAATAATCGTCTAGCCCGCTAAGCTCTAGGCATTTGCGCAGTAGGTAAATGCCGCCTGCGTGGTCGTCTGTAAACCAGGCTTCATCCACAGGAAAGCCATCTATTAAATTTAACGCATCAACGGCGGCCACTTGTATAACTAGCTTGCCGTCTGGATCTGCTCGCTCGAATTGTATTTGATCGGCTAACACTCGGCCAACATAGTATAAGTTACCGCTCTTTAATATTTTTATTGCATACGTGCCTTCAGGGTCGCTAGCTATGCCTTGAAAAGCAGTAAGCTGCGCGTCAGTTGTAACAACAAAAGAAACAGTAACGCGGCTAGGTCTAAGAGGGTTATCAAAAAACGTATCATTTTCCCCTTGTCTTTCAATAGTGAAACCAGGAGAAGCCAAAGTAAGCTCTACGGGCGTACTCGTGCCGCTAGGGCCGTCCCATAGTTCGCAGGTATACTGAACGCCTGCTATGCTGTAAAAAGTGCCGTAGAATTGTTTAGCCATACCTCAAAGTTAACCCCTTGCTTTGTCTTTTTCGTAACGGTTAACTGCTAGCCATAAGTCGCGGCCATCGAAACGAGTAGAAGCCACCAGCTCGCCGCTGCTGCCGCCTGTGTTGATCATAGACTGCAACTTGTCAAGCGGGGCAATTACTTCGGGGTTACTTCTGGCTCCTGGATATTCTCCCATCAGGCCCAAAGTCGGGCCGCTAACTATACCACCATCTGCAAAGGCTGGGACTCCTTGAGCCATTTTAGACTTGACGGCGGCGGCAGCTGTTATAAGCGCCAAACCTGCAACAATGGCCCCAATACCGCTACCAATTTGCAGCGATTTTTTAGCCGACTCAATAGCTACACCCTGAGCAACAAGCAATTTACCAAACTGCCCCAAAAAGTCAGCTAAAGCAGAAGCGAAGCCCTGGAAAAAGTTTTGACCTGCCTGCAAATCGCCCGCTATTGCTTGGCCTAATGAGCTTGCAAAGTCTATAAGCACTTCAGTTTTGAGCGCTAAAAGCATTTGGTTAAAAGCCTCCTCTAGGGTTTGCATCGAGGCGGCCCAAAGCTCCTGCTGGTTTATAGCTTTTTGAATGTCAATAGTTAGCCCTTTAGTGGCGTTTCTAAAATTAGTAGCAAAACCTGTAACTGCGTCGCTTGCGGTGTTGGCTCCTTCGGTAAACCCATCAAACAATTCAGAGCCTGCGCCTATTAAGCCAGTTAAAGGGTCGGCAAAGTCGCCCAACGGCATTAAATCGGCCTCGGTCATTGCCCTAGGTCTCCGACGTGCAGACAAATTAGCTAAGCGCTTTTCCTCTTCATCTTGGAGAAACTTAGTAAGATTCTCCTGCATTGTTACCTCTAGCTTACGCTTATCTTCCAGCCACTTAGCGTAATCTTTAAGCTCCTGCTCTCTAAGCTTTTTGCCTTCTTCGTAAACCTGCTCTTTATAGGCCATCTCAGAGTCGGCAGCTTCGCCCGCAAGTTGAGCGCTTAAATCGTAAAGCTCCTGTACTTCTTTGCCTTCTGCTTTACGCTGTGTAATTAACTTTTCAACTAGCGCCAGCTTTTCGTCTACGTTTTTCTGGTATTGAGTTTGAAGCTGGCCCTCAGTAGCGCCCTCAAGTTTAAGCTGGTGCATTACCCGCTTGTGCTTAAGATCTAGGGCCTTTAGCTCATCGTCTTCTATTGCTTTTGTAAAGTCGCTTACTTTGTCAGTTGCTTTCTCGGCTTCATCTCCTAAGCTAGCAAACTTCTCGATAAGAAAGCTTAAGGCAAAAATAGCAGCGCCTATACCCGTAGCAAGCAAAGCAATTCGAAAGGCCTTCATTGCCCCCGTAGAGGTTCCAACTGCAACAGCATAAACCTTCTGGGCAGCAGCTGCGGCAGTCGTGTAAATCTCGTTTTGTCTTTGCGCTAGGTTGTAGACGGCAACGGCAGCAGAAGCCAAGGCCATCGTAACCTGCACGCCGCGCATTACCTTTCCTACTTTCTCATTATTGCCAGACAGCAAAAGCGTAGCCATAGAGGCCGCGTTTACGGCTCGGCTTAGCGCCTCCATTGCCTGCGTGTTCTGCTCGGCTTTGCGGCTGCCCTCTTCTAAGTTAAAGTTAGTCTCAGCCCTAGCGTCGCTCAAATTACGGACGGCGCTCTCTTGGTCTTTAATCTCGACCTTAAGCGAGGCAATAGCATTCTTAAGCGCTTTCTGGCGCATTAAATCGCCCTTACTAGTCTGAGCTAACTTATTCTCTAGCGCTATTAAATCCTGCTTAAAGCTGGTTAAAATGCTGCGCTGCTCGTTAATTGTTTGCGTAAGCTCGCGGCGCTTTACTCTTAGATTCTCGCCGCCTAACGCCTGCTCTAGAGCTTTCTTAGATCCAGCAGCAGCCTCCTCCATTTTCTTAGTGGAGCCTTTGACGACGTTAACAGCGTCCGCCATCCCCTTCTTGAGCTTCTCAAAGGAGGCGCTAATTATTACGTTTAAGTCTAAGTTACTAGCCATTAGAGAATAATTTTAAAGCCGTCCTCTTGCAGCAAAAAGCCGCCATCTTCTAGCAGCAGATAGTTAACGGCAGGCACGCCGTAAGTATACGAATAGCTCAAAATGTAGTCCTGAGAAACCTGTACCACTCCGTCAAAGTCTGCGGCATCGTCTACAAACTCCTGCTCATTGTCAAACTCAATATAAAAGACGTTAACGCCGTTGTATTCGCCAGGCGTTACCACGTTTAAGGCATCGCGCACAGCGTCGGCTAATTCGCTAGCATCTTCGTAAGTAAGAGCAAGGCAGTCAATCTGAACCCGCGTAAAATCTAAGCGGCTATTGGAGTCTTTTGTTGGCGTGGCGTTAATGCTTACCTCGCTGTAAACTACGGCAGGGAAAGCCGAACCTTGAGGCAAGCGCAGCGGGTTAACTCTATTTGAGACTAACGCGCTAACGCCCGCATCATTGGCGAGTATGTTATAGATTACTTTGGCGGCTCTCATTTAGGCGGGGTTAGCTTATCAAAAATAGCCTTATTGGCCTGTATTACCTCCTTAACACTTGCCGCAATTTTCTGCTCCCAGGGGAAGCGCATTAAATCGGTGGGCTTTAGGCGCTTTTTTGAGTATGGCATAACCATAAAAACGGCTAGCCATCTAGTCCGCTCCCATTCATTTCTGTAAGCCTGTTGCTGTGCTGCTCTTAACCCCTTGAGGCGCAGCATAAAGTAACGCGGCGTTATTTCGTTAAAAGCCTCCTCAGTTAGCAGCATTTCGCCGTAACCTATGGCCCTAAGTTGCTCAAAGTCTAGCGGCCGCCGCTCGCCGCTTGTTAGTTTCCCTCTGTTTGCGTTTGCGCCTCTTCAGGGGCAACGGCAAAGAAAGTGCTTACAGCCTCCGTAAAAGCGTTCAAAGCGGGCGTAATTTCAGCAAGGCTAGTAACCTCCTCGGCTAACTCTTCTGCGTCCTTATATGGGCATTTCTCGCCGATTTTCTTATAACCAGCTTGCACCCCGTAGAACGCACAAAGACGGGCGAAGGCTAGCGTGTTTGCCATACCTTGGCCCGTCTGCGCGAGTTGGTCGAAGTTTTGAACGTCAGCGCCTTGCATTACGCGCTCTATTGCTACCATATTAAAGTAAAGCGGGTGCTTTTTGCCCCCTATTGTTACTTCTGTCATAGTGCAATAATACGCAAAAAGGCGTTAATTATCGCTTAGATAGTTCCGACAGTCAAAGCGCCTGTTCCCTGAATAGAAGCGCTAAAGGTAGCAGCGTCATTGTTAGGAGCGCTCAAAGTCAAGTTTGAAAAGAAAGCGCTGCCGCTCAATTTCAAATCGCCGCTTACGTTAGAGGTCATTACGACGGTTACCTCAGTACCAGCAAGCAAGTCCGTAATTACGTCCTTCCAGCTGAGGCCAGTTACTGAGCCGTCCTCTTCAAAGATACCCTCGCAGCTCAAAGTCCAGCCAGCCTCGCCAGCCAAAAACTCTTTATAGCCGCCGCTATCTTTGTTCGTTACGTCGATCATGTCTTTAGTCAAATCGAAATCGCTGCTAGTAGCGTTAGCGATTTTGGTTAGAGTCCCCGCTACGTCTTTGTAGATCGCAATCAGGGTGCCGTTAATCAAGCCTGTTGTTGCCATTTTATTTACTTTTTAATTTGTTTACTTATTAATTCGCTAAGCCCCTTTTCTATTGAGGTCTTAACGGTGGTTTTGTTTTTGTCAAAAGCGCGAGCTAGAAAAGGGTTAGGCGGCACAATAGTTACCGAGCCATCGTAACGCTGGCGCTTCCAGCCTCCTGCAATTAAATAAGCGTGGTAACCTTTCCAGCTGCCGTAAGTCCTAGGGCCAATAATGACGGCGCTTTTATAGCGCTTATTACGCTCTACAAAGCCAATCGAAGCCCGCAAGTTACCTGTGCGGCTATTGATGCCAGCCTGAGCGTCGCTAACAATAGGCTGAGCGCTTTTCTTAATAACGTCATAAGCCTTAGCCTCTAGCCCTTTGGTAGAGTTCTTAAGTTTATTTACTATATTATTAAGCCCAGTAACCACTTTTTAGCTCGTTAATTCAGTTAGCAAGTTAGCGTAAAGCCTGCGCTCTTTCTCGGCAATGTTCAAAATGTTGTAATAATTGCCGCCCCAGCTTATGCGCATTTTCACGTTAAAGCCAGCATCCCAGCGAGTAATAAAATTAACCCGCGTTTTATGTTCTCTGCGCTCCGCGTTAGTAGGTTCCTGCCCGAAGTCGCTTTCTTTTACCTGCGCCCATACCTGCGCGTAAGTACTCCAGGACTGCGTGCGCTGACCCGTGTTAGAGCTTACGCTTTCTGTGTAGCTCTCAATCGTTACCAGTTCGTCAAACTTACCAGCGTCCATTATACGAAAAAGTCTATTTTATAAGGATCAAGCAAGTAATGCAAACCAAAATCTAGCGGCTTCATTCCTGAGCTGCTGGTAATAGCTGCGCGGTTGTCGTAATATTGACCGATAAGCAAAAGCGCCGCGTGCTTTACAGCGGTTGGGAACTTGTTGCCCTGGTCCGTTGTAGCGCTAGTAAGCTCGAAGCCTTCTACTAGTTCTACAAGGTACTTAGTCTTGGCGTCCGTCAAACTAGGGGGCGCAGTATTAAAGAAAATATCGCGGCCATAGTTGCCCATAGGGTCGGGCGCGTCTATCCAGTCGGCAGCGTCGAAAGCGGTAACAGCGTTCGCGTCGCTTATGTAATTGACTGAGGTAAGGCTAAGAACTCGGCTAGGGATGCGCAAATAATTCCCGCTAGGCTGCTGCAATCCGTTTACAGGGTTAACAATAGCAGCGAGGCCCGTATAGCCATCGAAGCCGTAGCGCACAGAAGACTTAACGACGTTATAGCCTAAGTAATTACCGCAGGCATCTAGGGCCATAGTAATAAGCCCCGTTATATAGCTATCATCTGCTGAGCTAGTTACGCGCAGGTGCGACTTAGCTTCAGTTAGGCTAATATAGTCCGTGGCGGCGTTTACGTTGCTTATTGTGCGCTTTCCTGTAATCATTTTTTAACCTTCTTAGCGGGCTTAGGTTCTTCTGCTTTGGTTTCCTCAATTAACTCAATAGCGCCAGCCTCTAGCAAAAACTCGGCTTGCTTAGCGTCCATTTCTACAATGTCGCCAGGGCCATAGCAAAGATTAAACTGCCCGCTTGCGTTAATCAAAAATTTAACTTTAGCTTTCATAAAATTAGCCCCTGGGGGCGAGAATTAACCACCCCCAAGGCACTAGGTTTGACCCCCTAGCGGGTTTTTAATTAGGCGTCAATGTCCTTGATAACTGCGAAAGCAGTAGGCTGGAGCAAGTTGCAATCCAAGTAAGAGTTAAGTACAATGTTGGTCAAGCCAGCAGTTGCACCGCTGTAAGGATCAACAGTCAACTCCATACCACCCCAAGAGGCCAAAGCCATTTTAGAGAAGTCTCCGAAAATCATAGCGCTCAAGTCAGAGGCAGCACCTTTAGACAAGTTGCTAGGCACGTTGGTAGTGAAAGCAGCAGCGTAGCCGTTCAACTCGTTAGCACCTGAAGGCATAATGAAGTTACCCTCTACGCCAGAAGATTGACGGGGAGTAGTTTGCAAAGCAGCTTTTACCAAGGGGTTAGTCAAGTAAGCAACGCCCTCGCCATTAGCATTCTCGACGGCTTTCATCAAGTTAACAACGTCAGCCCAAACAGCAGCAGCGCCGTTAGCGTTTACAGAGTTGTTAGCAGCGCCACCAGCGTAAGCTACGTTTACAGAGCCGTTAGCAATAATACCAGTAGGCTCGTTAGTTCCGCCGCCTTTAATAGCAGCCTTTTCCATTTCTTGAGCCATTGCGGTAATCAAGAAGTTACGCACGTACTGGTCAATAGAGTTAGAGCTTTGGAGCATCAACTGGTTAGAAACCTGGATGAAAGCAGCCAAGCGCTTGGGGCTGAAAGTAATTTTAGAGAAGGCAGGACTTTTCTCGGTAGCGGTTCCGTTTTCAGTATTCCAACCAGCGGCGGGCTGAGTTGAAGCTGTAGGCATATCCAAGTTACCTACCAAGCCATTTAACTGCTGAACGCCCAAGCCGCGCAAAACGGTCTTTGGCAACAATACGTCAATAATTCCGCCAACGTTGGTCTGGATGTTAACGCCACCTTGGTCGCCACCAGTTCCGCCAGTTGCAGTCATATCGCGCTTGAAAACCTCGGAAGGAATCAAAACAGAGTGAGCGGCAACAGAAACGCCAGAGCGTTGGAACTCGTCGGCAGCGATTTTGCTAAATTCAGCTTCTACACCATCCTTACGGCCAGTGGCGGCCATTTGTACGGCACGCTTAAAGCTGAACTGCTCGCCCATTTTAGCGCGCTCTTTCTCTTCAGAGTAAGAAGCACCGCCGCTCAAGTTGGCAGCTTCGGCAGCGCGAGACTGCAATTTCTCCAATTTAGAAACCTCGGCGCTGATAGCGTCCAAACGGCTGTCGATCTCGTCCAAGCGGGCGCTCTCGCTGTCGCTCATTGAGCGGGCTTCTTTTTCGATGTTGTTCTGCAGAGTCTGCAACTCGCTTACCAAGCGGCCGCGCTCCTCTTTCAAAGCTTTAATTTTGTTCATTTTATAAGTGTTTTAATTGTTTTAATGGGTTAAAGGTTTTTGTATCTAGCAAGGACCAACTTAATAACGTCGCTGCTTGCCTCGCTTTTTTCTGAGTCGATTAACTCGCGCTCATCTTTAGCGGCTTGCAAATCGCGGGCGCTTACTGCTGTGCCTTCGTAGGCTGGGTAAGTAACAGGGCTAACGTCGTAAAGGCGCTCGATTTTATTGATAACTCGCATACCATTTACGCCGTACTTTTCAGAGCTGCGCCACTCGCTGCCGCCTTTAGGTACGGTAAAAGCAAAAGAGCTTTGCGTAATGTCGCCGCGCATAATTGAACGAACCCAAGAAACGTGGGTAGGGTTCTCGTAGTCAGGAGTAAAGCTATAGCCCAACTCGCCGCCCTCGGTTAAAAATACCTTAGCCGTGCCGCTTGCTGTTCTACCTAGCACCTGGTTAGGGTCGTGGTTGCCCAGCACTCGCACGTCATCGCTCAGCACTTCGTTAAAAGCCCCCTCGCTAATAATCTCCTCGGCAAAGCCTAGGTCAGTAGCTTGGTTAATCACAGCGGCTACCCCGCGCACCTCTACGGGAAGCTCTTGCCCTTCTTGCATTCGGGCTTCAATAGTGCCTAAAAAGGCGCGGCGTTCGTGGTTATTCATTAGGCTTGTGTATTGTTGTTATTCCCGTCTGGGTTATTATTCTTAAGTGCAGCGCTAGTAAGCTGGTCAATCTTGGCCTGCATATAGGCGTTAATTTGCTCAGCTGGCATAAGGTTTGCCTCAATCAAATAAGAGTCGCCACCTTCAAAGCCGTTTGCATCTTCAAACTGGCGGGCCTCATTGCGAGACAACCAGCCGCCGCGTATGCCTTTGTTGTAAAAGTCTGCGCGATCGTTAGCCGTTGCTCTTAGCAAGCTGTTGAAGTTAAACTTAAAGTAATAGTTAATCTTATCGGCCTCAGTCAAAAGCTTGCGGCGCATTTCTTGCTCAATGTTAATAGCGTAAGCCATCAAAGTGCGGCTGTAAAAGTCTTGGTACTCTTGTTCTACGCTCGACTTAACCCCGTCTTTGTTTGCTCCAATCATTGAGGCAGGCACGCCAAAAATACGGGCAATTTCTTCAGCGCTGAATTGGCGCTCTTCTAAGAACTGCGCCTCTTCTGGGCTCATGCTTAGCTTTTCCATTGCTACCCCTGCGGGAAGCACAGTCGAGCGGCTAGCTCCGTTAATAACGTCGTCTAAACTCAGTTTCAAGCCTTGAGCTTGTTCGGGCTTTATCTGGTGTTCGCTTTTAAGTAAAAACTTAAGCGTCCCGTTTTTATAAATGTCAGCGCTTGCACGAATAGCGGCAAGGTCAACGCCTAACGTCTCTGCGTGAATCTGCACAGGGCTACGGCCTTCTAGTACGTTATCAACGCAAAGTCCTTTAAAATGCAGCATATCAACAGCGGGAACAAGCGTAGGGTAGCCAGGGGCTGAGACTTTGTAAAACAGCTGCCCGTCGCTTAGAATAGGCTTAACGTAGTCGGCGCTAATCGGGTGAAGCTCAACAGCGATAAAACGCGCGTCTCTATTGATAAAGGCGTAAGCGTTGCCGCGAAGTGCGAGCTGTGCTACCTGGTACTTCAAGAAGTCGAATTTCGTTTGATACGCGTTAGGCTCGTTAATAACAGCGCTAGCGTAATGCGCACGGGCTACCCGCTTGCCAAAGTCCTGCTCTTCGTAAAGCTTAAGATCAAGGGCAGCAAGGCCGTCCGATATAACGCGCACACAGGCGTGTACTGAGGCAATAGACAAAGCGCTGCGGGTGTTAACCGCTTGGCCGCTAGCCGTCTGAGCGCCGAAAACATTAGTAAGGGCATTTACTAGCCAGTCAGCTGGAGCGCTTAAAGAGCTACGGCGTTCTACTTTGCTAGGGCTAAAAAGCCGCTTTAGGCTAAACTGCATAAGGCGAAATTATACCTTCGCGCGCGTAACGGGTGCAACTTTCTCCCATTGTTAGCGGTTTTCCTTTAGCCATCTGCTCAAAGTTGAGCGAAATACCCCGTAATCCTTAAAGCGCCTGCGGTTGAAAATAGCAGCGTAACGCTCCTCGATTTTCTCGTAAGCTTCGGCGTAGGTCTTGCTAGTCGGCAGCTCCTTATAAAATTCCTTTATAAAGTCGTCTTTAAAGGTTAGCCAAGCGTCTGTACGTTTCATTTTATCCCCCTTTTTTTATATTGATATAAACCAGAAATCGCCCTCACCTTTGGCGGCTTCTTGCATATAAGTCCCTAAGGCCATTACAATAGATACAGGGCCGTCTACCTTATCCCCGCTCTTAGCCTTGTCTATTTTGATGTTGTCGGCTGGGTCTCTTCTTAGTAGTATGTTGCCCATTTGCCAGCGCGTTACAGGGTTGTTGCCGTGTTTAAGGCGGCCCACTTTAATAAGCCGCTCGAGTTCCTTAGTCGGAGCGCTCATAGATACAAAGCCCTGGCCGAACGGGTAAAGCGTTAGCCCTTCGTTCTGTAGCTCAATAATCAACTGACTAGAGTTAAAACGGTCAAAAGCTATCTCTTTAATTTCGAACTGCTCGGCAAGGTCTAAAATGTCGGCCTTGATATAGTTGTAATCTGTTACGTTGCCCTCGGTTTCTATAATAAGCCCCTGACGCACCCAGTCTCTAATATTTGCGCCCGCTGTGTCGTTTCTTTTCTTTACTGCCTCCTCGGGTAAGTAATAGCGAGTTATAACGCTGTCAACTTCGGGAAAGTACAAAGAGAAGGCGCAGAAGTCGCCCGTACTAGCAAGGTCAAGCCCGCCGTAGCAATCTAGGCCCGCAAGACTTGAGTAACTCAGCTCTGGCTGGTCTTTGCTCCAAACCGCGTCGCTTATCCAAGTTTGCGCCGTGTCAGTCCAGACGTTTAGCAGCTTGGTCTTAAATTCTACTTCTTTATGCGTCAGCTCCTTGGCTTCGTTAACGCTCTGCTCTAATTTCTTAGGGTAAACAGAAACGCCCCAGTTGGGATTAGCTTTTGCCCAGGTTTTAGGGTCTGTCCAATCGTCGCCAGGATCAAGCGAGTAAATAACAGTAAAAAGGCTGTCATCCTTAAGCGCTCCCTGCAAAACCTGAGAACAGTATTGCCTGTGCTTATAGCAAGGCCCTTCGCGGTTGAAACCCGCGGTAGTAATAGTAAAAAGAAGCGGCTGCCTCCTTGCACCCATTGAGTTATAAATTACGTTATATAGCTCATCATTCGGGTGCGCGTGGTATTCGTCAATTACGCAAAAGTGCGTATTAAGTCCGTCCTGCTTACCTGGGTTCCACTCTAGAGGCTTAAAAAGGTTGTCGCCGTAGACTATGCGCCTGTTATGTATTGAGTTCTGAATTACTAGCTCGTCCTTTAACCAGTCCTGCGCTTGACAAGCTCTGACGCTTTCACCAAAAACCATCATAGCTTGATCTAGCTTAGTAGCCGCAGAATAAACCTGCGCCCCCGCTTCGCCGTCAGCAAGTAAGCCGTAAAGCATTAAGGCGCTGGCAAAAGTCGATTTCCCGTTTTTGCGCGGGACTTCAACGTAAGCACGCGAAAACCTGCGAGCGCCGTCTTGACCTACAAAGCCAAAAAGGTTGGCAACAATAAAAACCTGCCAAGGCTCGAGTATAAACTTACGGCCAGCGGCTTCGCCTGTTGTGTGCGTTAGGTTTTGTATGAACTCTAGCGCGTGGTCGGCCAATTCAGGTATAAAGCGAAACGTCTCTAAGTCAGCCAAATAACGGGCGCACGCTTCTTTAACAAGTTGCCCCGCTACTACCTCGCCGCTAATTACCTGCTCGGCGTATTTATTCGCTATATTCTGGCTGTTCGTCATCTGCCAGTTGCGCGGCTGTTATGTCGGTTTCTTCAAACTTTACGGGCGCTGTGTTATTCGAGGCCCAGTAAATAAGAGCCTGCTGAGCTAGGTAAAGGTTTCGATACTTTTTGCCATCTATGCTTTTGCCGTTAATAGTAAGCTCGTAGTGCGTGCCGACTTTATCGACTCCTGGGGTTTTTGCTTTCTTTGCCATCTTATGCTATTTTAGGTTTTTGGGTTAAAATGCCGAGCTTTTTAATAGGCTCCTTCTTTTCTGGTTTCAAAGCCTGGCGAGCGTTAGGCGTTACACCGAAAAGGCGGCCAATATCGCAGGCGGCCTTTAGGCTTTTGTGCTTAATAGTGTGCCAAGGGCTTAACGTAGGCCCGTGTATGCCTTCCATTACTTCGCCGTGAATCTCGCATTGCTTGCAGGCGTGTTCGTAGTTTGCTAGCTCTTTGCAGTAGCTAGAAAGTAGATTTAAGTCAGTAGAGTAAAGCGCCCCGCTCTTGCGTAGCTCTTCAACTGTTACGCAGTAAATTTCGTAAGCCCTCCCTGTTAGTTCAATCGGTGGCTGCGGTAATTCGTATGTTTTCTGTGCTTCCATTGTTAGATAAGTATAAAAAAGAAGTTAGAGTCTTCTAACTTTCCGATTTTTGTAGTTTTCTGCGGG